ATAAGCCTAAAGCGCATCAAAGAAAAGATGAGCGCCGTCGAGCAAAAGATGGTCGCCTTAGACCAACTAGTGCCAGCCTTACTAAAAAGCGCTGATAAGCCCAAAGAACCAAGTAAACATCAAGAACCAAGTAAACCATCAGAAGCTAAACCATCAAACGCTAAAACCTAAAAGCTAAAAAGGAGCTAACAAGTGAACGACAAACTAAAACTAGTTATTAGAATCAGAAAAGCCACTGAAGAAGACATTCCCTTCATCTTCAACTCCTGGCTAAAATCCTACCGCAACTCCATGTTCGCCAAACCAATTGCCAATCAAATTTATTTTACCGAGCACCATAAAGTCATAGAAAACATTGTAAAGCACAATGAAGTTCTAGTCGCCTGCTCTAACCAAGACCCTAGCGAGGTCTACGGATACTGCTGCGCCGGACGAGTAGATGGCATATTCTCAGTACACTACGTCTACGTAAAGCATAGCTTTAGACGTATGGGCATCGGCAAAACCCTACTATCCAACTTTAACTACGACCCCACCTTAGCATCCCTATTTACCCACCACACCCGCATCGGAGACAAGTTGAGCCAAAAGTACAACATGATCTACCACCCCTACGTTATCTACGGACCATCATATCTTAATAAGGGCACTATCAAGCCCCAGCAGCAAGTAGAACTAGAAGTCAGCGAAGCAAAAGTAGAAGAGGCTTCTGAAACTAAGGAGTAGACATGAGCGAGAAAAAAGACATAGAAATACAAAAGCAAACCTTAGAGCTTACTAAGGAGCAAGTATATTATGAGCGTCTACTTGATGAAGGAATAGATCTTAAAAACCGAACTATCCGCCTTACAGGAGAAATTGAAAGCGGCTACTTCGACTTCGTAGATGCCGCACTAACCATGTTAGAAAATGATAATAGCAAAGCCATTACAATCAAGATAAACTGTCCTGGCGGAGGAATGTACGAGTCTTTAGCCATCATTGGACGCTTAAAAGCCTCTAAATGCCGCATCATTACTGAAGCCTACGGACACTGCATGAGCGCAGCCGTACTTATCCTAGCCTGCGGAGATAAAAGGCGCATGAGCCACTATAGCTGGTTAATGCACCATAAAACCTCTTACGGACTTACAGGAGACCATGACACAATAGTTAAAGAAGTTGAGCAGATGAAAAGAGAAGAAAAAGTATGGGCTACCTGGATGGAAGAGCTTACAGATAAAGATGCAAAGTATTGGGAAAAAAGTGCAGAGCATAAAAATCTATACCTCTCAGCCGAGCAATGTTTCGAATTAGGGGTAATCGATGAAATCATCTAATAATAAGCCTAAACAGGTAGACATTGAAAAGGTTGAAGTACTAGTAGACCACTTTTTAGACGTTATAGAAGGTCTGTTAAACACTATAGACCACATAGCCGATGTTAACACAGAAACTCGTGACGGGCAAAAAGTTATCGAAGCCGCTCGCTTTAGAATGAATATTAGAAAGCTTAAAGTTAAACTTTTAAAAGACCTAAAAAAGAACATGGAGATTAAAGGAGAATAAAAGTGGATCTTCAATACTTTGCCTGGACCGGCTCTACCCTGCTATCGTTTTGCGCATTCCCTCAAGTCGTCCGATGCTGTCTTCAAGGACATGCTCACGGCATCAGTTGGACTTTTCTACTAATGTGGCTTATGGGAGAAATATGCCTACTAATCTACATGTTCCCAAAAGGCGATATTCCACTAATTGCTAACTATTTGCTAAATATTGTATTTTTAGCTATAATTATACGGTACAAGGTTAAACCAAGGAGACCTAATGACTGAAAAGACTGTATCACAAGATTTAACGCCTGAGCAGGAAGAAGCTCTAATTGCAGCTAAAGAAGCAGAGCTTAATATTGAGCAGCAAAAAAAAATAGCTAGAGAAGCATATCAAAAACTCAAAAAAAGGCTAAAGACACAATCTAAAAATAATCTAATACAAATGCTCATTGAGCAGACATCTAACTACCAGCAAATGCAACTTATTGCAAAGCAATTATTAGCCGAAAATAAAGCGCTAAAAGGAGAATCAAATGCCCAACCTAATAATAGTACTAGCGATGCTACTATCGACAGCAGCGACGCCAAGGAAGAATAACAAGCAGATAGTACTCCATACAGCCAATACGGTAAACTTCAGAGGTACAGTTACAGCAGACTCAGTTACAGCAGTGCAGTTAAAAATTGATCGTCAAGCCAAAAGGCTACACCGCTCTAAACCGCTATACCTAGTAATAAACAGCCCAGGAGGCTCTATTGACGCAGGAGAGCAGCTAATAGAATTCCTAAAAGGCTATCCAAACGTAAAAGTAGTTTGTATTTTTTGCGCTTCTATGGCACATGCTATATTACAAGCTGTAAATAACGAGCGCCTCGTACTAGCTTCAAGCACCCTTATGGCTCACAGAGCACGACTTAGTGGCATAGGAGGTCAAATAGAAAGCGGCGAACTAGAGTCTCGTCTAATTATGATTAAAAAAATAGTGCGAAGCATGGAAATTAGAAACGCCAAGCGCATCGGCATTAGTTTGAAAAAGTATAAAGCCCGTGTTATAAATGAGTGGTGGGTAACTGGAAAAGAGATTATTAAGCTAAATCATGCTGATCGCATCGTTGAAATTAAATGCACAACCGGGTTAATTCAAAGCAAGGAGTCTACTACAGTACGAAGCCTTTTTGGATCTAGAACAGTAAAAACATCAAAATGTCCTTTAATTAATGGACAGCTATAAGGAGTTATAATGAAACTAAACGAACCTATTAAAAGAATTAACTTATACCAAAGCGTAGAATTTAATAAAAGATCTGAAACCTATTTTTCAAGCCAAGACATTAAGAACAAGCCTAAAGTAGAAATTAAATTTCTTAATGACATGCTAATTGACATTAAAAATGAATTTGACCACGTAATCGTACCAGTAACAAACTTAAAATGCATACACTTCTACAACGATAGAGACGCTGAGCTAGAATCTCATAATAAAGCAGAAGCTAAAAAGAAACCAAACGTAAAATCTGTGGATATTAAGCGACCAAGATAATAGATGGACAGTTCTAAAAAGCAAGCTTTATTAGCTGAAATTCAAAAACGCAAAGAGCTAAAAGAGGCTGCTAACCAGCAGCTTCTTTTTAATTTTGAAGACTTCTGTTTTAAGCCCCAAATAGAGTTCTTTAGAGGCTCAGGACCACGATTCCGCACTGCAGTATGTAGTCGTCGAGCCGGTAAAACAGTCGGAATTGTAGCCGATATGATCGATACGTGCACAAATAATCCCGGTTCCTTGTGCTTATACCTAACCATAACTAAGCAAAATGCCAGAAATATTATATGGGCTGATATTATTAAGGTTATAGAAGATTATAAGCTAAACTGCAAGTTAGATAATACTCGTTTAAGCGTGAGATTTCCCAATGGCAGTAAAATAGCTATTGAAGGTGTTAAAGACAGAACAGAAATTGAAAAATATCGAGGATGGAAGCTTAAAAAATGCTACATCGACGAGTGCCAATCATTCAAGCCCTACCTAAAAGAGCTCATAAAAGACGTCATTACTCCAGCACTTCGAGATTTACGTGGAAGCCTATACCTAACAGGAACCCCTGGACCAGTTCCAGCCGGAACATTTTTCGAATATAGTCAAAATAAAAACTGGAGCGCACATCACTGGACAGCATTCGACAATCCACATATGCATAACCCTCCTAAGCTAGATCTAGAACTAACTCTTGAAGAAGAACGTATGCTATTTGAAATAGATGAAAACGATCCAGGCTACCAAAGAGAAACTTATGGAGTATGGGTAGAAGACCTAGACTCTCTAGTATTTAAATTTAGAAAAGATAACAACACCTACGAAAAGCTTCCAGAAGAAGGAGCATGGTACTACATATTCGGCATCGACATCGGCTTCGAAGACGCAGACGCCATATGCGTACTAGGATACAACACTTACGAGAAGAAAGTCTACCTAGTTGAAGAAGACGTAGTGCGAAAACAAGACATTACTAGCCTAGTAGAGCGCATAAAAGACCTAAAAGACCTATATAATCCAATAAAAATGGTTATGGACGCCGGCGCACTAGGTAAAAAAATCCAAGAAGAGCTTAACCTGCGTCACGGTCTAGTAATAGATGCAGCAGAAAAGAGCAGAAAAGTAGAATTTATAGAACTATTAAATGACGACCTACGTAGAGGCAAGTTTGCAGCATTTAAAAATTCCATCTTCGAAGACGATTGCGCTCGTGTACAGTGGGATCGTGAGTCTAAAATTAGAAACCCAGAGCGTCCAAAGATAAGCACAGTATACCACTCAGACATATGTGACGCCGTATTATATGCGTGGCGTGAGTGTCGGCACTACCTATCTGAAAAGCCAGAGGAAAGAGCTACAGTAGGAACAGACAAGTATATGGAAGACTTAGAGCAAAAAGAAGCTGAAAAGGTGCAATTTCGCAAAGATAATCCAGATTGGGAGCTATATGAGTCTTTCGAGGAGGACGCAGAAGCCCTTCAAGAGATGATGGACGACTTTGACTTTTAACAACTTATAACGTATAAATATTAGGGAGTATTATGTTAAAAAATATTGAAGAAATTAAACAATTTATAGAATGGGCTAAAGAAAATAAAGTTAAGTCCTTTAAATCAGGTGATATAGAGTTTGAAATCTCCGAATTAGCCATGATACCTGGAGAAGAAGAGAATCAAGCCAGAATAAAATCATTACTAGAATCGACAGAAACTATAACAGACACAGACCCAGAAGCCAACGAAGATGATGAAGAAGCGCTTTACTGGTCGACAAATTAATTAGGATATTAGTATGAGCATGTACGAATCAGATACTTTTAGATATTGGTGGTCAAACAAAAAAGAACTTCATACAGGAGTTTTTCAATACTTAGAGCACCTAGACCAATCTCAAGGTTACAGATCTAATGATAATTTAAAATTTATGAGACTTTACGGCAACTATGAAATGCTAGGACTAGATTCATACAGCTACAACCGAACAGAAACCAGCTACAACGTAAAGCACCGAGTAACTCTCAATATCGTACAATCCATGGTAGATACAGTCGTATCAAAAGTAGCCAAAAATAAACCAAAACCTACATTTTTAACAGAAGGTGGCGATTGGAGCCTACAACGCAGAGCCAAAAAACTTACAAAATTCTGCGAAGGTATCTTTAGCTCTTCAAATATGTACGACGAAGGCTCAAAAGCTTTCCAAGATGCCTGTATATTTGGAACAGGCTTTATAAAAATCTACAAGCAGAACGGAAATATTAAAGCTGAGCGTGTATTTACTGACGAAATTAAAGTAGACGACGCAGAGTGCTTATACGGCAAGCCTCGTCAAATGCATCAAATCAAATATATTCACAGAGACGTATTGAAAGCCATGTTCCCAGGCAATGACGGCGTAATAGACATGCAAACCGATACAGCCCAGTACGGAACTAGCAATTACAGCAATGCAAAAGACATGGTAAGAGTCATAGAATCATGGAAACTGCCATCAGGAAAAAATAAGCAAGACGGTGTTCACTGCATCACAATTAGAGAGCACACCCTATTCCAAGAAGATTACACAAAAGACTACTTTCCATTTGTATATATTAAATGGACACAGCGACCTGTAGGTTTCTTCGGTCAAGGCATGGCTGAGCAGCTTCAGGGCATACAAATGGAAATCAATAAAATACTTAGAACTATTCAAGTTTCTATGCACCTAACATCTATTCCAAAAGTGTTTGTGGAAGCTAGTTCTAAGGTTGTAACAGCACATTTAAACAATAAAATTGGTGGAATTGTAAAGTATGCTGGAACAAAGCCTAGCTACGAATCAGTAGGAACTATTCCTGGAGAATTATTTTCCCATCTAGACAGACTGTATAACCGAGCATATGAAATTGCCGGTGTTAGCCAATTAAGTGCTCGTAGTTTAAAGCCAGCAGGATTAGATTCTGGAAAAGCCTTAAGAGAATTTAACGATATCGAGTCTGAAAGATTTTTAGAAGTTGGAAAGCGCTATGAGCGTATGTATATGGATGCTGCCCGCATCATGATAGACATGGCTCGTGACTGCTACCAAGAAGATCCAGAGTTTAACGTAAAAGCTAAAGGAAAGGGCTTTATAGAAACTATTAAATGGGAAGAAGTAGACATGGAAGAAGATAAGTTCATGATGGATATTTTCCCAACTTCTAGTCTTAGTACTACTCCAGCAGGTAGACTGCAAGACGTACAAGAACTGCTTCAAGCAGGCTTTATATCTAAAGAAGACGGAATGAAGCTACTAGACTTCCCAGATCTAGAGCAAGCAAACTCACTATATAACGCAGACATAGATAATATTGAGCGTCAAATCGAATCCATGATAGACGACTCTATATATGAGCCACCAGAGCCGTATCAGAACCTAGACATGGCTAAGCAAAAAGCTCAAATGGCTTACCTTAAGTACCGATCAGAAGGAGCTCCAGAAGAAAATTTAGAGCTTTTAAGACGCTACATGGAAGACTGCCAAGATCTATTAGAAAAAGCAGAAGCAGCAGCAATGCAGGCTGAACAAGAAGCCGTAATAGCTGCTCAACAGGCTCAAATGCCGCCAGCTCCAGAAGAAGCTCCAATTGCTCAACCAGAGGCTGCGCCAACTAGCGATTTACTACCAGTAGAAGGTCAAAAACCTCCTATTGTATAACATCAGAATATAATTGGACCACAATGTCCGTTTTTAGGCTAAGTACCTAAAAGCACAAAGTAAAAAAAGGAGACAACATGTCAGAACAATCAATGCAATCAGAAGCAGTCACAGATCTATCGGTAAATCCTGCGGAAGAAGTACAAGCGGAACAGTCAATCAGCGATGCTATGAACGAAAAAGTAGCAGAAGAGTCTAAATCTGAAGAGGAAGTAAAAAGCCCCGAAGATGCCAACTTTGCTGAAAAATTTGCAGCTCTATCTAGAAAAGAAAAGGAGTTTAGAGCACGTCAAAAAGAAGTTGAGGCAAAATATAGCGAGTATGAAGCATGGAAAAAAGAACAAGAAGAGTTAGCTAATCAAAAAGAGCCTGAAGTACCTTTAGAGTATAGATTAAAGAAAAATCCTCTAGAAACTTTAGCAGAACTAGGACTTAGCTACGATAAACTGACAGAACTAGCTTTAAATGACGGAAAACTGACTCAAGACATGCAAATGGAACTAATGAGACAGGAAATAGAAAATAAATACTCACGAGAATTAGAAGATATTAGAAACGAAATATTAGAAAGAGATAAGAAAGCAGAAGAAACTAAGTATCAAGAGACTATTCAGAACTTTATGACAGAATTAACAGATTTTGTCAACACCTCTGAAGACTATGAAATGATAAGAGCCAATGATTCAGTAGACTTAGTTTATGAGCTTATAGAGTCACACCACGCCGAAACTGGAAACATTCTCAGCAACAAAGAAGCTGCTGACCAAGTTGAGGAATATCTCTT